TAATACATTTTTTACTGAAGGTAATGTTGGAGTTGGAAGTACACTGCCAACATCAAAAGTAGATGTAGTTGGTGATGGTAGATTTACTGGTGTTGTAACAGCAACAACATTTTTAGGTAGAGTAACAGGTGAAGTAACAGGAAATATCAATTCAACTGGTGTTTCTACAGCGACATTTTTAAGATCGACAAATATAAATGCAACTGGTCTTGTTACTGCCACCACATTTTATGGAAACATTTATTCAACTGGTATATCAACAATATCAGGATTTAAATTTCCATCATCGGATGGAACTGCGGGACAATTTTTAAAAACCGATGGTTTTGGAAATCTTTCATTTGCCACAGCTTCTGGGGGAAGTGGAGTAGTAGCAGGATCTGCTACATCAATTTCAGATGATTATTTTACTGCAACTCAAGGACAAACAGTTTTTACCTCATCACAAAATTTTACAGGTAAATCTGTTCAAGTTTTTCTTAATGGTGTAAAACTCAGATCTACAACAGATTTTACAACCACAAATCCATCGACAGTTACTTTAGTAAGCGGTGCAAAAGTTGGTGACAGAGTTAATATTGTTGTTTCGTTTGGTAATACTTTAGAAGAACAAACTTTTACTGCAACACAAGGACAAGTAACAGTTTCTCCTAGTGGATCTTTTGCAAGTCCTAGCAATATTAAAGTATATGTTAACGGAATTAAATTAAGAAAAACAATAGATTATGGAGCATCATCCTCTGTTACTTTATTAACTGCGGCAGGGGTTGGTGACGAAATAGATTTGGTTTGTGATAATGCTGAAGATTATTTTACTGCCATTAACGGACAAACAACTTTTACTCCGACAAGTACTGATATTACTTCTAACAATCTTCAAGTATTTTTAAACGGTGTAAGATTAGAAAATACTACAGATTATACAATTGGATCTCCTGCTATTAATTTGATTTCTGCATTAAATGCTGGTGATGAAGTTGATATCGTTATTACAAGAACCTAATAAATAAAGAAAAGTAGGTATATCCATGGCAAACCCTGCTTCAAGACAGGAATTAGTAGATTACGCTAAAAGACAATTAGGATATCCTGTATTGGAGATCAATCTTGCAGATGAGCAGATTGAAGATTTAATGGATGATGCTATCCAAATTTATCAAAATCGACATATGGATGGTGTCGAATTGATGTACCTAAAGCATAAAGTAACTCAACCTTTTCTCGACGCTATTCAAGCAAGAGGAAGTAGCAAAACAACTGGTATTACCACAACAACAGGAACAGCAAATATAACTGGTATTGGAACAACTACATTCTCATTTGAAGAAAATCAAAACTTTATTCAAGTCCCAGATTCGGTTATTGGTATTGAAAAGGTTTGGAAGTTAGATAATCGTGCAATCAGCACAAACATGTTTAGTGTAAACTATCAATTATTTTTAAACGAAATTTATTGGTTTAGTTCTACTGAACTATTGAACTATACCATGACAAAAAGATATCTAGAAGATATCGATTTTATTCTACATCCAGATAAACAAATTAGGTTTAATAGAAGACAGAATAGACTATATCTAGATACGGATTATTCTAGCATAAAGGTTGATGATTATATTATTATTCAATGCTATAGAGTTCTAAATCCTAATGAATTTACAAAAGTATATAATGATCCATTTTTGAAGAAATACTTTACTGCTTTGATGAAGAGGCAATGGGGACAAAATCTAATCAAGTTTAGAGGAGTAAAACTTCCAGGTGGAGTTGAGTTGAATGGTCGTGAAATTTATGAAGATGCTCTAAGAGAAATAGAAAAACTTGAAGAAAGAATGACTTATGATTATGAACTTCCTCCATTAGATATGATCGGATAATGCTCAATCCATTTTTTACGCAAGGAACTAAAGCAGAACAAACTCTTGTACAAGAGTTGATAGATGAGCACATCAAAATTCATGGCATTGAATTTATTTACTTACCAAGAATTTTTGTAAACACTAAAACTATAATGCGTGAAGTTTCGACTTCAAAGTTTACTAGATCTTTTCCAATTGAAGGATATATTCAAAGTTATGAGGGATTTGCAGATCCTTCAAACATACTGTCAAAGTTTGGTGTTAGAACCACTGCAGAAATGCAAATTGTTATTTCGCAGAGAAGATTTGATGATGGTATTGGTCCTTTATATGAAGCAATTGTTGAATTATCAGACAATCCAAAAAGACCCTTAGAAGGAGACTTAATTTATTTTCCTTTATCAGATACTCTTTTCGAAATTAAATTTGTTGAAAATGATCAACCAGCATTTTTCCAATTACAAAAAAATTACACATACCTCTTGAAGTGTGAAATATTTGAGTATGAAGATGAAATTCTTGATACTCAAATTAGTGATATTGATGATGAATTTGCATCTTTTGGATACAATGCAACTCTCACTTTTGTTGGTATTGGATCAACTGCTGCTGCATTTACATCTTTAGTTAATGGTGGTGTTCATGCAATTACTATTCTCAACGAAGGAACAGGATATACTGCAGATCCTACAGTTAGAATTGCTCCTCCAGGTATAGGTAGAACAGCACAAGCAGTTGCAATTACTACAGAAAATAGTAGTGGTACAAGATCGCTACAAGCGATTTATGTTACAAATACTGGATATGGATATACAACAATACCAACAGTTCAAATTATTCCTACAGATGGAAATGGAACTGGAGCAATTGCAGTAGCAGGTATTGGAACTACTGGTTCAGTTGGAGTTGTAACAATAACTACTGGTGGTCAAAACTATGTCTTACCACCAACAATTACATTCACTGCTGCACCTTCTGGTGGAGTTACCGCTATTGGAACTGCAGTTCTCAATACGCAAAATAATCTATCTGCAATCAGAATTATCAATGCTGGTTATGGATATACGCAAGTACCAACGATTACAGTATCTGCTGCAGGAACTATTGGTGTAGGAACATATCAGTTTGGAGATATTATCAGGGGAGTTTCTACTGGTACAACAGCAATTGCAGCATCTTGGGATAAACCAACTCTAACAATGAGGGCACGCAGTTTGACTGGTAAATTTGCTCCAGGTGAAATGATCATTGGCGCAGGAACAACATATGGTAGTGTTGCATACATCCTAAATACAATCAACTATGATGACGATGATCCGTTTGAGCAAAATCAAGAAATTCAGTCTGCAGCGAGCACTATTCTTGATTTCTCAGAAAATAATCCATTTGGTGAGGTGTAACGAATGCTAGGAACATATTTTTACCACGAAATTATTAGGAAGACAGTTATTGCTTTTGGCACACTGTTTAATAATATCGAAATTAAACACAAAGCAGATGACACAGATCAAACTCTGAGTATTATCAAAGTTCCAATTGCTTATGGACCAATTCAAAAATTCTTAGCAAGAGTTGAACAGCAACCAAACTTTGAAAGAACTGTTGCAATTACTCTACCAAGACTAGCATTTGAAATTATATCGTATCGTTACGATCCATCAAGAAAAGCATCACCAATCACTAAGTTTTGTGGTGTGGAAGGAAATAAAATTAAAAAAATTTTCATGCCAGTTCCATATGATATTGGATTTAGATTGAGTTTTGCATCTAAACTACAAGACGATAGTTTACAAATTTTAGAACAAATTTTACCATTCTTTCAACCATCATATTCTGTTTCAGTAAAATTGATTGATGAAATTAATGAGGTAAGAGATATTCCATTTACTTTGAATAATATTTCATTTAGAGATGAATATGAAGGTACTTTTGATAAGAGAAGATATATTCAATATGATTTAGATTTTACAGCAAAAGTATACTTCTATAGTGAACTACCAACTGATGAAAGTGGTGGCATCATTAAACGTGTTCAGATTGATTACTCTTCAGCAATCAGAGCTCCAAGAGAAGTTAGATATGTTGCAACTCCTGCGGCAACAAAAGATTACAATAATGATCAAACAACTACATTGACAGCAACACTAGAAACTTCTAAGACATTAATGAAAGTTACAAGTTCTGCTTCATTAGAAGTTAGAAAGTATATTCAAGTTAATGAGGAAGTAATGCGAATTGAAGAGATTGATGGAACTAATATTATTGTTGCAAGAGGGCAATATGGTTCATCAATTCAAGAACATTATAGTGGAGATAAAGTTGATCGCATTACAATTGATGATGATGCATTGATTGATCCTGATGATGATTTTGGTTTCAATGAGACTAGAACATTCTTCCAAGATTTTAAGTCATTTAGTTCAAGTCAGGGAAGTGATGTGTAAAGAATGGAAAACACGTTTGATTCTATCGATAAGGCGCTTGATATAAAAGCGGAGATGGTGGAGACTGTCAAAGAAAAACCACCAATAGAAACTCCCGATGATCCTCAAAAAGATTATGAATATAGTAGAGCACAGTTATATACTCTGATTGAAAAGGGTCAAGAAGCAGTTAGTGGAATACTTGAATTAGCTCAAGATAGTCAACATCCAAGAGCATTTGAAGTTGCAGGACAATTAATAAAGTCTGTTGGTGATGTAACTGACAAGTTACTTGAACTGCAAAAGAAAATGAAAGACATTGAAAAACCACAAAGCAATGGTCCAAAAACAGTCAATAATGCACTGTTTGTTGGATCAACAGCAGATCTTCAAAAGATGCTAAAGCAAGGGTTTCTAAATAATGATAAGTAGTAGTCAGTTTTTAGTGTGAAAGATCACGAAGTTTCAATGGCAAATAGTCAACTTGATAAGACTATTGCTAATGCTAAAAAACTAAAAGCAAGACTTGGCAAGAAGGAAAAGAATATTCCTGCTTGGGTTCAAGCTAAGATTACTGATACTGACCATAACATGGATGCTGCTGCATCATATTCTGTTAAAGAAGATTTGAGAAAGTGGTTTGGTAAAGGTGGTGAAGGTGGAGTTGGTGGTGGTGGATGGGATAGATATAATACAAAAGGTGAAAGAATTGGTAAATGTGCTCGTGAACCTGATGAACCAAAACCAAAATGTTTATCTAAAGAAAAAGCAGCAAAAATGTCAAAGGACGAAATTGCTTCTGCAGTGAGAAGAAAACGTAAAGAAGATCCAGTAGCAGATCGTTCAGGAAAAGGAGGAAAACCAATTATGTCATCCAACAAAATTAATGAGCAAGATGCACAAGAATATCAGAAGTTTGATCGTAGAGTAAATACTGCAATGGCAGCAAAAACACCAGATCTAAAAATCAAACTCTTAAAACTTGCTGGACAAGCACATCCATCTTCTCAAGTCAAGACTGTAGAGGAGTTTATGGAAGCTTGTTGGAAAGGATATAAGCAAGTTGGAATGAAGAAGAAGGGTAAAAGAATGGTTCCTAATTGTGTTCCAGAAGAAACTGAACTTGATGAAATGATCGCATTAGCAGCTCCAATTGTAAGGGGAGTTGCAGCTGTATCTAAAGTTGGACAAGGTGTTGCAAAAGCAGGACAAGCATTAAAAACTGGAGCACAAAAAGTAGGTTCAAAAGTTAAAGATATTACTAAAGTAGCACCAAAAGTTCCAGGAGATACTGAAAAAGAACCTTTGGATGCAAAAAAGGCAAAAGAACCAGATTGGAAAAAAGGATTAAAGAAAGCAGGTGAAACTGCAAAATCCGCAATAAAAACTACTACTGGTGGTTTTGCTTCAATGTATGAACCAAGAGAAGAATATATTATGGAGAAGAATGTTCCAACAAATCCTTCTCTATGGTCTAAAGCAAAAGCACAGGCAAGAGCAAAGTTTGACGTATATCCATCCGCTTATGCCAATGGATGGGCTGCCAAATGGTACAAATCCAAAGGTGGCGGATGGAAGACTGCTGCAAAGGAGAGCTATGACGCACGACAACTACTTTCTTTTAGTGATTTTAGGAAGATCTCTAACAATAGCATCAGCAATGAGGAGGAAACAGTAACTGAAGTTGCAGCATGGCAACGTAAAGAAGGAAAAAATAAAGAGGGTGGATTAAACGAGAAAGGAAGAAAATCTTACGAAAGAGAAAATCCTGGTAGTGATCTCAAAGCACCAGTCACTACACCACCATCAAAA